TCACAGGTCCGGAAATTGAGGCGATTTCCAATGGCACAGCGATTGAATCTCCCGGCGAGAACCGAGAGTTTCAGGAAAAGTTGAAACGCTTGAAATTAAATGTCGATACAAAGTAAATGCTTGCCATCACAAACACTATGACCGTATTCGCCGCTGAGAAGAGGAACAAGGGGTTCAAGAGGCTGAGTAAGAAGATCCAGAAGGAACGTGACACTGATGTGGAAAAGATCAAAGAGAAGTTCTCTGATATTTTCCGTGATGAGCAGCGTCGTCTGAAGGGGTACTTCGAGGAGCACAACAAGTTGGTCAAAAAGGATGATAAGCCCAAAAAAAGTGGGAAAAAGTCTATCGACTTTTACGAAAAGTAAACCATAGGGTACAAAAAACAAAAAACATTGCCAAGGGTGGATTGTCACCAAATTTCTCAGCCAATAGAGCACACACCACGCTGTATTGGACGAGCCTAATTTCCTGTTGTGTTTTGATCATCGTACGTTTCATAAACCCCCTCGACTTCTGAAGACCTGACACAGCTGTATTTATCTTACTGATTGTTCCAGGTATTTCTGTCGTCTTCATAAATATGTCTCCAACATCCACAGATTCTATGATCTGTTGTTGGATAAGGGGTTCCAGGTAAGTGAAGTAGTTAAAATCTGGATCCAGTTTGAGACAAATACCTTCAATCGTGGAGAAGGCTTTGGCGAGATACACGAAACTACTGGGTACGATGAATGGCTTTTCCACGGCGAGTTGTGCCGCTAGGTCATCATTAACAATTCCAGAACCATCTAGGGTTTCTAGGTATCCCAATATATTTTCGAAGAACAATTCAATATCAGAAACATCTGAAGACGTTGGAACGATTACACCTAATTTAACGAGTGTATCTACGATACCCGCAGTATCTCTCGTGACTATGAATCCAAAGAGTTTTGTGAACCCATCCCTAAGTTCTTCGGAAAGTGGCACGAGTAATCCGAAATCATAAAATACAAGTTTCCCTTTGGGTGAGAATCCCAGGTTACCGGGGTGTGGGTCGGCATGGAAGAGACCATTATCCATCGTTTGAATAACATATGAGTTAATTAGGGCTTCACATATCTTCTTCTTGTTCACTTTCTTATCGGTGATTTCAGTCAACTTCACTGAAGGTACGTATTCCATGACAATCATCTCATCGTTCGAATACTTTTTATAGACCCTCGGAACTTTAACCCAGTCAACTTCTTTCATACTTTTCCGAAACTTGATGGCGTTATCAATCTCTTGTCTATAGTCAGCCTCTCCTAAGAGATACTCTATAGACTCGTCAAGAACGCTCCCTGAACTATTCCCAGTGTCGATACCAACTTGTTCTAGAAAGTGTACAATTTCCCGAATATTATCTGTATCCTCCTTCATGATATCCAAGATTCCTGGGCGTTTTAATTTTACAACAACTTTTTGACCGTTTTGGAGTACAGCCATATGGACCTGGCCGATGCTCGCTGATTTAAATGGTACATGGTCAAATTTTTTAAAAATATCATAGTCTACAATGGTATCGAATTCCACGGGAGGAACGTCATCTTGTAACGATTCCAACTCCCTTGTAAATTCAGGTGGATAGAGATCCGCTCTCGTGGAAGCGATTTGACCTAATTTTACAAATGTTGGACCTAGATCGAGGAGTTCCTCTTTTGTCCATCGACCAAGTTCTGTTTTATTTTTTAAAGTGGCATTCTTCCAAATAAACTTACCCGCAAATTTCCATGTTTTTAGTTTACGATTTGGAACTTTGATTGATACATGTTGAGACACACATAACATTCTACATTCTATAAATGTTTTTTTCTATAACTATAATAGATGAAGATTCATATTGTCGGTGCTGGACCCACTGGGTTATCGCTTGCATGGGAGCTTTTAAAGACGGATGAACATGACGTTGTAATTTATGATAGAAAAGATTCAGCGGGAGGATCATGGTGGGAACCGAGTGTAGAAACTCGTGACCTCCACGCACATCGTATCGTGTTTGATCGGGCATTTGTCAACACACGATCATTATTCAAAGAGATGGGGATAAAATGGGATGATATATTTGAAGCCAAAGATAAGTCCGAATATCTAAGTTTCGTACTTCAATCTTTAAGTTTAAGAGATTATGGAACTTTAATTTCACTATTTAGTAGAGTATTAACAAACCCTACAAAGTATAAATCAATTTCCTTGAGTGATTCCATTGGTACTCTTAGTAGAAGTGGTCAGGATGTCATTGAACATCTTTCACTTATCATGGATGGTGTTACGTGGGATAGAATGTCAGCTTATGAATTCGTAAAGAATTTGGATCATGTAGGTCTTTCTACCCCATATTCACAGAAAGTATCTGGGAAGGTGATGTGTGATGCAATGGAAGAAGCTGTCCTCGAAGCTGGTGGGAATTTCATATTTAATACTGAACTTGAGTCTGTAGCATATGGTGAAGATTCGTATATGGCTAAATTTTCGGATGGGAAAGTGATCAGTGATGGAATGCTTTTCATTTGTATCGATAATAGTCCAGCTTATAAAATTATGGGTGATAATTGGGGTCTTGACGCAGTTAACAAAGTACGAGATAGTACATATGGTGCAATAAATGTTCTTCTTGATTACGAAGATATTATGGAAATAAAGAGTGATCTTGAAATAGCTGCAACAACTAGGTGGAATCTCCAACCAAAGGTTCTTTCTGATGGTAAAACAATAGCATGTGTTATTTGTGATATAACAGAGGATATCATAAAGACAGATCCCGAAACACTTAAAATGGAAGTTCTCAAACAATTGAAGTTACCAGAACCAAAAGATATGCGTATAGGGTGGGGTGCAGAATGGAAAGGGAATGCGTGGGAATTCTCACAATCATCTGGTGTACTGAGCCTTGATGGACAATTACCATTTTTCGGGAAATGTTCCAAAGTTGCTATGTGTGGTATGATGTCACCAAGAAATACACCATATTCGAGCATTGAAGCTGCTATCGAGGTATCCAGAACTCTCAGTCATCAAGAGTTTGGTACGAGAGAATCACATACACCATTACTTCTATCAAATGTATTACTTATAATTTTAGTGCTACTTATAGTTTTAATTTTACTATATCGTAATAGAAATCAATGAAGTTTAAAGCTAAAGTGTATGAACCTATGTACGAATTTAACAATAAAAAGTATATCAGATTTATTATCCCGGGAGATATCTCCGTGATCATAGATCGAATGCATACAAAAAAATGGCATTTACTGAAGAATGGAAATTTGGATATACCATTAGATGGTAACATTCTCAAAGTGAAAGTGCCATTTAGATATAGACGGGTTATGTGTGAAGTTAGAGGGCGTCCCATTCAATCTCTTTGTAATGGAGATGAACTTGAAGTCGTTTTAGACTTCAAAGGTGCATGGAATATTGAAAATTACTCGGGCTTTTCCTGGGTACTTTTGAGAGGATCTTTTTTATCTGGCAATGGAATAACCTCTAGACCAGAATCCTTGAATCCCTGAAAAGTTGATAGGACTCCTTGTGTACGAAAAAGCTCTTGTGTAAGATCCTCGAGTTTGTTTTGCAACTTCCTAATATTATCCTCAATGTTGACAGACGGCATTTACTCATTTAAAGTATACAATCTTTAAATGAGTAATATGAAGGTTCTCACGAGAACTGGATATCTAGTAGAAATGGGTGGATTACAGGATATTAAAAAGGAACTTAATGTAAGACCGGTCGTCAATGGCGATTACGGATTCCCTCCACCACCTTTTAAAGTTTACAAATCAGCTAAGACGGGAATCTGCGTTCCAAGATTCTACGGAACTTCTAAATTTGGAGAACCAGATCAAGATAAACGACCCGAACCCACCAAGATTGATACCAGATTTTCAGGAAAACTTCGAGACGCTACACATCAAAATGAAGCATTCGCAGCAGCTATTAAAGCAGGGCATGGCGTCCTTTCTTTACCATGCGGTTTCGGTAAAACGACTGTATCCCTGGCCATAGCCTCAAAACTCGGATATCGTACTATGATTGTTGTACACAAACAATTTCTCGCTGATCAGTGGAGAGAACGCATTCAGCAGTTTTGTCCCGGGGCTACTATTGGAGTTGTTCAACAAAATAAAAAGGAAGTCAATTGTGATTTTGTCATAGCCATGTTGCAATCTTTATCACAGAGAGAATATATTTTCAGTGACTTTGAAAGTATAGGAACTGTTATAGTGGATGAAGCACACCATATTTGTGCACAAACATTTTCACAATCTCTATTTAAAATGTGCCCAAAACACATCTTTGGTCTTTCCGCAACACCAGAACGGAAAGATGGTCTCACCAAGATTCTCCACTGGTTTATGGGACCCACATTTTTTGCAGTTGAACGAAAAAATCAGGAGCAGGTAGAAGTTTTTCCGGTTGTTTTTGAATCCCCAAACTACAAAAACCCTCCACCCTCTATGCGAAATGGTAAAATTTCAATGCCCAATATGATCACAGAAATAGTTGAGGATCGAACTAGAAACAAAATGTTAGTCGAATTGGTAAAAAAAGCATCTAGTGGTAGTCGCCAGCTTCTCGTACTCAGTGATCGCCGACAACATTGTGAATTTCTTCACCAGTGTTTCCCCAAAACATCAGGTCTTTACATGGGTGGTATGAAAGAATCTCAACTTCAAGAGTCTTCAAAGAAGAAAATCATATTCGCTACATTCAGTCAAGCCCACGAGGGTCTTGACATCCCCACATTAGATACAGTCATCCTCGCTTCTCCAAAATCAGATATTACTCAGAGTATTGGTAGAATTATGCGAGAGACTGCAGGAAAAAAGAACAATCCACATATTTATGATATTCACGATCCATGGTCAATTTTTACAGCTATGTATTACAAACGAACAAAGGTATATCGTCAAGGTGGTTTCAATATACATGGTAAAAGTATAGAAGAGCCGAAAAACAGCTTCCCTCAGGGAAAGTGTCTATTTTTATAATCTGATTAATAATTAAATGTCTGGTGCATTAATACAATTGGTGTCTAAAGGAGTTCAAGACGTATATCTCATGAGTGATGAAGGTCATTCATTTTTTAGAAGCAAGTTTACACGACATACAAACTTTTCTCAAGTTCCTAAATATATAAAAACTATTACAGACACAGACTCTTCCATTACAATTCCAGTATTCGGAGATATTATTAATGGTATATGGTTTGAATCAAATAGTAATAGCAATGATAACATCGCATCGAACTTATTTTATAATTCAACTATTGACCTTTATATAGGGGGTCAAAAAATTGACTCTCAACATTATGATTATTTTAGTGAAATATGGCCTAATTATTTAGCCGACACCTACAACAAAGCGAAGGAATTAAACACAAAGGCTTCACTTTCTAATCGATTCTTTGTACCCCTTCATTTTTTCTTTTGTGACCACAAAGCATTCTTACCTTTAGTTGCACTTCAAAATCATCAGACAGAAATACGAATCACTTTCAATCAATCGGTAATCAATACTATTCCAGAAAGTGAAAAAAAGGCTTTAGTGTATGGTAATTACATATTCCTTGATAAAGATGAAAGGGAGTCCCTTGTAAGGCGACCTATGGACTTCGTTATAACACAAACTCAACGTTTAGAATTTCCATTGAATGCTGTTACTGATAACATAACCGAATCTGGTGGATACAATGATTTAGATATTTCAAGTTTTAATCACCCAGTGAAGTCCATATTTTTTGGTTTCGGGTCATCACAAGTGAATCCTGTTGCCGATAGGTTTACATTTACAAAAGCAGATATTTACATCAACGGAACACCTTTAATAGAAAATATGAGTCCAGTATATTTTCACACAGCGCAAAATTATTTCAAATCCACGTATGGCAGAACGTATTTTAATCAAGCGAGTCACTCACCTATTTATACACGATATTTTGCATACCATTTCTGTATGAATGCATCAGACTATAACCCATCAGGATCTTGTAATTTCAGTCGCATAGACAATTCTAAAATTATTGTTAGGGGTGTCGAAGCTATTAATCGCGAACACATGTATGTATACGCAGTTAATTATAACGTATTGAGAATCAAGGATGGTTTAGCCGGAATTTTATTCGGCAATTAATGTATAATGGCGTTCCAAGCCGATGGCCCCCTTGTGTCAGTTGGTCAGATTTATGTAGGTAGTCTAGACGCCGCACCCAGAGAGGAAGATGTTATTACGGGTGTTGCGAGTATTGATACAGGTGAACTCACAGCAGATGAAATTGTAGTTGCAAACTTAGTTCTTTCAGGTCAACTGACTTCCACGGGTAATATGTTAATGACCGGGTTATCCAATATTTCACGTATATCATCGTCGCGAGTTGGTATAGGTACCGATAACTCTGTATATGAATTTATGGTTGGGGATAATAAAGTTGTCATCGATCGCAATTTACAGGATATTGTAACAGTTGATGGTAATGTGGCATCTACCAATCTTATAGCGACCGATTTTATTAGAACGTTTAACAATAAGTTTATTGTTGATAATGATGGATCAAATGTATTACAAGTTGTTGGGAATACACATAGTACAAATCTAATAGCCGACACTTTTCTCAAAGTTGGCCCTAATTCTGAGGTAAATGCAAATGTCGCACAATTTCAAAATGGAAATGTTCATGTAGATAATGGTCATCTTTTCGTGACAGGCAATTTATACATTGCTGGTAACGTCAGTATTACGGATGATCTTACTTACAAAAATAGTAATAATCTTGTCGTATCAAACGCTGTTATTCAAATGGCTGATGGAGTTCCCGGTGGTGTCTATGATAACGCTCTTATAATGACCGATTTCCCTGGACAAAAATCAAATATAGCGGTGGGGTATTCAGTCTCAAACACTGAAATATTCTTTTCTAGAACATGGGAAAGTGCCTACACCGTGGGTAGTGTGACGGTGGGGCAGCGAGTCCCACTTATATCAGATAGTGTAAATGTACACGTATATGGTAAATTGTATACAGAATCTAATGTTGGTGTGGCGAACATCGAACCCATACATACAATGTGTATAGGATCAAACGTATTTTTTGAAGAAACAGGTTCAAATGTCATGCATGCTACCGGTAATATTTACGTAGAAAAACTGAATCTCGGTAATGGTGGTATTACGACTACAAATGATCTGCTAACCATAGATGAAAACAATTTAGAAGCACCAATCACATTCGGTGGAAATGTTCAAACAATATCAGTTCGTACAACTGGATCACGAACCTCGGGTATATCAAATACCTCACCAACCGATACATTATCCGTGGGTACCAAAATTTTTGCAAATATAACAAATTCAAATACATTAGTAATTCATGGTAACACTTTTACTACAAACATTGAAACACGTTCACTTTATTCGAGTTCGTCCATAGTAATACATGCAGATCAAACTGGTGGTGATAGTACATCGAACGTACTTACACTTAAATCCGGTCCATCTAATTCCAATACGAGTAGTATTGTAATATCTGGTGCAAATAATACACCTACAAATCAACTTATTACATTCAAAACTAAAAATGCAGAAAGATTGCGAATTCAATCCAGTGGTAAAATCGGTATTTCCAATACAAACCCAGATGAAAAACTGACAATAAACGGAAATATTCACGCAATGGGACAGAGTGGTCTTATCGTCGGCAATGTATGGGGGTCTAAAGGGATGCGAATCTATTCTAAACCACAAGTTGGTGAAAATCGGATCGAAAATATAGTTGAATCTGGGAAAGGTTTGAATTTTCATGTAAATCAAACATCTACCATGGGTGCTGCAAAAATGACCATTCTGGAAACGAGTAATGTTGGTATAGGCACAACACAGCCACAGTCACTTCTCCAGACATCGGGTGGTAGTGTATTTGTTAATTCCCAAGTAGTGAGACGCAATAATTATAATCACCTTAACACACCTGCTGTTATTAATCAACCAAATGGTGCCAGTGTCTTAAATGAAACATCGAACGTCTTACAATTGACGAGAGAAGGTACTGGATCTAAACAAGGTGTGAGAGCTGCATTTAAGATGGGAAAGTGGCTTCTCGAGGATAACAAATCACATACACGACTTGATATAGATCTTGCACATGAAGATTATGCTGTGGATACTAATATCATTACTATTCGAAGCGATGGTAAAGTAGGAATTGGTCATACAAATCCAGAAGCCTTTCTCGAAGTAAAATGTGATGGTATAAGGTCCCCTGGTATGGTAGTTCACAATCACGACGATGGTGATGCCATAATAGAGGCCAAAACTGACCTAGCTCAAGGAAATGCATTTTCTGCTTATAAGAATGGTAATGGTGGATGGTCTGCGGGTATTACAGGGATAGAAGGTGATTTCAGGATTGTAAATAACCCACTAGATGTTTCATCTCCTGCAGCTACATCCCTGTACGTTAGTGGTTCATCAAGTAATGTCGGTATAGGTACCGATATAACACGAGATGATATAGAACTTAATGGTAATGTTGTGATTGGTAATAAATTAACTTTTGGCGGTCTTGCAGGGTCCGAATTTGGTAATACACAATTCATAGAAAGACGTTATGGTATTAATCAGGCTAAGAATGAACTTGTACTCTATAAGGGTAGCGCTGGTTCCGGAAATAGAGGTAAAACAAGAATTCGACACATTGCCGCAGAACATCTATTCCAAACTTACGACGATGCAACTTTCAACATTAATACGGAGATTGGTCTTGGTGAGAATGACCTCAGTGAAATACCCTTACGCGTTACAGCGTCTGGTGCTGTTATTGTTGGTGGTAATCAAACTATAGAACCCGCTGATCCAGCCAATAAACTTGTTATCGCTGGTAATATTGAGTTCGCGGCGGGTGGTCAGTTTAGGGTTACTGGTATTGAGTTTGAAACTACCGAACCTATCGGGAGTGCGTCGACGAATATTATTAGATGTGTTTCGAGTGTCTCGGGACGACGCCCCTTGAGATTTATTCATGAGATTTCAGATGGTAACGATTTCGAATTTGCCAGATTCGACGCGAGGGGACATTTGGGTATAGGGACTCAAGTCACAGGTAATTCCAATGTTCATATTCACAATCCATTAACAAGTGATCAAGATGTTTTAAAACTTACAAGTAATTCCGCATCAAGTGGGATAAGTAAGACTGGTATACTTTTGTATTTAAGTGATAGAGATGGTGGTTACATAAGAGGATATCACGACGTAGACAATGATAAAACTGGTCTCGTTTTAGGTTCTGTAAAGAATGGATCAGAAACTGATGATATTTATATCAATAATACGGGCCAAGTAGGAATAGGAACAACAGATCCGGTGGAGAAGTTACATATTTACAATGGTGAGATACGTATAGACAATTCCACTACCGGTACATTCATTGAGTTGAATACACCGGGTGGTACTTCGAATATTCTCGCCGATGTTGATGGAAACGTCTTTATCAATCCCGCGTCAACAGAAACTACGATTGCTAGTAATCTTGTGATTGAAAATGATCTAACTGTTCTTGGAAACATTGATCTTGGTGAGGCTGTAGCTATTGGTTTGGGAGGTGAAACATCTAACACTCAACTTCAAGTGGCGGGTGGTATGATTACGGGATCTGACCAAGTGTTTAACAAGAGATATTCTACAAAGTTTAATAGATCTTCAATTAATAGTCATGATATTCGGTTTATATTTACAAATGGGAACTTCTATGCTAAAATTATCGGTATTCTAAGAGAAACATCTAGTGGAGCAACTGAAAATATAAGTACTATGATACTCGAAATTTCAGGGGGTAGTAGTAATCCATCGGTTAGACCCACAAAGGATATTTACGTCGGAAACAAAAGTATATTTGGTAATAGTAATTTTTACCCATGGAGTAGAATAGTTACAACAGGTAAAAATGGCCTCGTGATATCTCCAAGTACAGGTGCAAATGACGGAAGTCGAAACTATTCATACGACTTTCAAATTGAAATTGTATCTGCTTTCGATTGCAAATTAGAATCTATAAGAACTGCGAATCGTCTTGATGTTCCAGATACAGGTGTTCCCGGCATTCCTGGGTCGTCCACAGAGATTGTTGGATCAAACCCAGGAACAAATGTAACTGGCCAAACATTCGGATACTAAATTTAACAGGAGGGAAAACCTCACATTAGATTCAATTAATATTTTTACGCCCTGATGGTATCAGAGACGGCGAGTAAAACAACACCGCCAATGAATGCCATGATGACGTAATTCAGTTCAGTTTCTTCGCGACCTATATTCGACTTTATTTCTTCAGTAGTAACCTTTTCTACTGGTTTTTCCTGTCGAACTGGAGGGTCTAGATCCTCCAGTAGACAATATGCTATCATTTATATATTAATTAGAGATTAATTTCCTTCTTCTTTTTTCGTCTTGTCTTGGATTTGGTAGAAGTGTTAGATACGTTCACCTCCTTAACTTCTCCACCTGTAGAATCGCCCGATATAGATACTATATCAGACATATCATCGTCATCTACACTCATAGTTGGTCCTTCTTGAGGAGACATCATATTGGTGTTCATTGGTGGTGGTGGTGGCATGGAAATTCCACCCATGAGACTCGAAATATCTATACCAGGCCCCTGCATTTGATATCCACCCGATGCATCTTCATTCCCGGGCGCGTTTGCACCCGCAGAATCATTAGGGGAACGTGTTGTATTCTGAACCGCAGCCATCATATTTTTAATGAGTTCTGGATTTTGTTTCATAACATCATTCATATTAGGCATAACCGATTTAAACATAGAATTAGTTAAGTGGAACATCATAGCAGAACCGCCAAGCATCATGATGAGCTTAACTTCTGGAGCGACATTCACCTTCGAGCGATACTTCACATACAACTCCTCAAAGACACCATCATAGTCATCTACGTTCTCCATCACCGATTCAGACCAACCCTCGAGCTGAATCTCAAAGGGGTTATACCGCTTATTCAAAAATTCAAGCCCAGTGACACACGCTACCATCATTCGTCTGGAAAATCGAAGTGATTGCTCCACATCAATGCTGTAAGTGATTCGCTTCACTTCAGATCTAAGTTCATCTATATTAGAATAAGCCGTCAATCGCTTGTTTACTGCGAACCCTTTCTTTTCTAAACGACCCAATTTATTCAAAAGGTCCGATTTCTCTTCATCAATAGATGTGTACCCCTTCGAAGGGTTTTCTTCCTGACCACCCTGACCCATGGGCTCATCATCATAGAACATTGGCTCAGTTTCACCATAATCAATTTCATCTTCGTCTGGAACATTATGTACTGGAACAGATTGTTTATTGGGATTTACAAAAGCATCCATCGCCTCTTGTGGTTGTTGGGGCGGTGGACGTGATATATTACCTCTAGGCCTGGGTACATTGACTGGTTTATGTGTCGATATATGAATTTCATCCATAAGTGCCTGTTCATCTGCATCCAATTTCATCACATGTGTATTTCCACGATCGAGTACGATTTCTTCGTCCATCTACTCTCTATATTGAAAGTAATAAAATATCTTTAACGCGCTTTAAAAAAATATAAGTAATTAGTAAAATGCTCGGTCTTAACAAAGCAAATCGTAATGCTCTCAGTTCTATAGCAGTATTAGGATTGATAATCATTATATTAATGGCGACATCTGGTCAGGAAACTTATCAGGCCAGACCAATTGATATAGTACCTATCAGTGAAAATTCGATTTTTGATCTTGATAATGAAGAAGAGTGTGCCCCTGGTGGAGAAAGGGGTAATGCTTATACCTCAACAAAAAGTCCAGGTGGTACTTGCAATGCTCAAGAACTTGTCGCCGAACTTGCGGGATATGGAATTTCCGGAGGAATCGGTGGATCTTTAATCTGAGTTAAGTATATATGGCTTTGATTACGTCACCTACTCAAACTATCCCCGATCTCCAATATGAGTATCACACCATAACAATTGATTCCATTGGTCAGGATACCGCAAACACATTCACATGTTATCTTCAACAGCCTCTCAGAAATATCGTTCAAGCTCGCCTCATCGCCGCAAGGGTAAATTCGACTACAGCCACAGAACATTGTTACATTTCAATTGAACAATTAGATTCCATTTTTTCCGATCGTGCTTCAAATGTATATGAAGGACAATCGTCATTAAGTATGCTAGGTGGTTCTTTTGCAAGTCTCGTGAATGTAGGTGGTGATGGTCTTATCAGTTTCAGGGATGATTACCCAGTTGTAACTCAATATATTGATCCAATCAGGCGCTTAGATCGTCTTAGTGTGATAATACGGGATCAAGATGGTAATGCTATAGTCCCATCATCCCCCGCGAAAAATAATTTTATTGTAATTCGTTTCGTGTGTAGAAAACCAAATTTGTAATTTTCTTTAGTTAAAGTAGTATACCATGTCCGCTGGTATTGTTCAATTGATTGCTATAGGTGCCCAGGATAAATATATCGTCGGGGATCCAGAAATATCTTTCTTTAGTTCAACATTCAAAAGACATGCTAATTTTTCACAATCCATTGAAAAACAGACTATCCATGGATCGGTGAAAAATAATTCTATGTCCAGTATTCAATTTGAACGAACAGGTGACCTACTTGGTTACATTTATTTTACAATCGATAATGTAAAACAAGCCCTCGATACCGATAACTGGTCGGGTATTATAGATAAAGTTGAACTCCTCATAGGAGGATCCGTTATTGACACCCAGGACTCGGTTTTTAGTGAAAAAATTGCTATTGATACTTTCGCACAAAATGTTTCAAAAAGTTCAAGCGGTACACACCCAGGTGTGAGTGCGAGCTCGTATTTTTATCCTTTGCGCTTCTTTTTTTGTGAAGGGCCACAATGTGCTTTACCACTAGTAGCTCTCAATTATCATAATGTAGAACTTCGCATTTATTGGGGGTCCAGTGCAGCAAACTATAATGTGGAATGCTACAGCAATTACTATTATCTCGATAACGAAGAAAGAGGGCAGATTGCGTCACGAAAACACGATCTTCTCATAACACAAGTACAACGAAATATCGCATCGGGTGAACTTATCCAGGATCTTACATTCAATCATCCAGTCAAATATTTAGCATCATCTGACACTACAATAGATGGTGCACTTACATCTCCTACAAATAGGGTAAAATTAAACATTAATGGTCTCGATGTGAGTAATTATAGGTGGGGTAAACCCCATTTTATTGATGTTATGAACTACTATCACACAAACTTCGTAACTTCCCCAGATTTCTTTCTTTATTGTTTTTGCCTTAATACAAGTTCTCTCCAACCTACCGGTACTCTAAATTTCAGTCGATTAGATTCAGTTAAAATAATGAGTGAAAGTTTACCGATCAACAACCCAATTTACGCGGTTAATTATAATATTCTCCGTGTAGAAAATGGTATGGCGGGACTTCTTTACGCAAATTAAAATACGTTATTATATTAAATGGTCAAGAATATACCAACGATCGAAAGGTCAACAAAAGTACGTTTTGGTAAACATACATTCGAAGATCAGGCGGAGAATACCATAGTGTTCAATGCAAGTGATACAGCATTCGAAGTGCCTACCAGTAATGCTGTATACCTGTCACCCATTCGTTTGCGACCAGATTACGATGATAACAATATCGTTCTTTTAATGTATAATAAATTAACAAAAGAGATTACCGAATCTGGTGAAGCAGCGACTGATATTATTGAAACTAACTTAGAAGGTGCCACAATTCGTGGTAATGTCATCGAGCATAGTACGGTATATTTTAACAACACCCATCATAACTCGTTTGTAACTTCTTCAAATATTGGTATCATTAATACGTCCCCCGAACATACTCTCAGTATTGGTTCAAACGTCCAAATTGATGATAAAGGTTCTAACGTTCTCATGGTCAGAGGTGGTGTGTCTATAAATGGATCCCTCAATGTTAAAGGAGATGTCACGTGGTTGAGTTCTGAAAATCTTAAAATTGAAGATGGCTTTATCGAAATTGGTAAAAATAATTTATTGGCTGATCAAACTCATGATCTTGGAGTTCTAATGACTAGACCCGAATCGAATGTGGGTTTTGGTTTTAGAGAAGGAAATGATGAATTTGTAATTGCATACACACAAAGTAGCGCGGATAATCCATATTTAGTACCAACATCGGAAACATTGAACGTACACGTATATGGCCAACTCTTTACCGAATCGAAAGTTGGTATTAATACCACATCAACCGATGCAAATCTCCATGTTGTTGGTAATGTATACGTGTCCTCAAATTTGAGTGTAGATACAAACACTTTACACGTTGATGCAACTAAACATTCTGTAGGTATTGAAACTAAAACACCCGATGCAAATCTTCATGTCGTTGGTAATGTATACGTCTCTTCAAATTTAAGCGTGGATACAAACACTTTACACGTTGATGCAACTAAACATTCTGTAGGTATTGAAACTAAAACACCCGACGCAAATCTCCATGTCGTTGGTAATGTCTACGTCTCTTCAAATTTAAGCGTGGATACAAACACTTTGCACGTTGATGTGGAGAACAAGTCCATAGGAGTTGGGACAAAATACCCAAATTCTAATCTTCATGTCGTTGGTAACGCATATGTTACTTCTAATACAATCGTAGATGGTACTTTAACTCTTAATCATCCAACAACTGCGTTCATTACCGACCTTACATCAAATGTTATCATGAAACTAGACCAGATGTCGAACGTTACACTCAGTGGTCTTGCCAATGAAGATACACTTGTTTATAATGGAACTGAATGGGTTAATCAACTACAAAACCATACATTTTTATATTGTAGGGCCGAAGAAGCAATCTCTAAAGGTGAAGTGGTGTATTCATCTGGAAGTTATGAAGATAACATCTTCACTATTCGTAAAGCTCGAGCAAATAACCCAAATACTATGCCTAGTCTAGGAGTAGCATATCAAGATTTCGCTTTAAATGGTGAAGGTCTAATTGTAACATTTGGTCGTGCAGAGTCAGTAAATACAGGAGGTTTCCAAACAGGGGAAGTTTTATATGTAAGTAACACTACTCCGGGTAGTCTATCAAATGTGAAACCATATGCTCTCACAGATGTTATTCAGAATGTTGGTTTAGTGTTAAAATCTGACGCAACACTTGGCATTGTGTCTGTAACGGGTATAGGTCGTGCCAATGATATCCCAAATGCCTCCGTAGTCATCGATGAACCAGCTATCAATTATGTTTATGTCAATGATGTAAATAACGATTTCAAAAAAATAGAACCCTCAAACCTCCTTACACAACTTCAAACTCTCCAACAAGTTACAGATACAGGTAATACAACTTCTAATACTATTCAATTCACAAATACAACGACAAGTCTTATCACCACTTCAAATATTGAAGTCGGTTCAAACATTTCAGTATCGGGTCTCGTAGATAGTGTAAATAAGCATGTACCAATGGTTGGATTAGATGGATTTTTTGAAAAGTCTCCTATCTATTTTACATCCGGTGGAAAATATGTAGTAACAGCATCTGAAGCAGAATTCTTGGGTAATTTAACTTTGAGTGGTAATACAACCATTCTTAATTCGGAATCCGTTGTAATCGAAGATCGTATATTTGGCGTTGCTTCCAACAATTCCGCCGATCAATTAGATAGTGGCTTCATGATTGAACATCAAGATGGTGATCCTTTAGAATATGCTAACGTTGCATTGATTTATCATGGTGATGAAAAACGTTTTTCTATTAGCTATACACAGAATACATTCACAGATAACCATATTATACACTATGAAGATCAAGATCACTTGATGTTAATCGATTTATTTGGTAATGTGAAAATTAGACATAATCTCCAAATCGATGATGCACTCACGGTTGCAAACAATTTAAGTGTAGGCGCAGTATCTAATCTTTTTGTTGATGTAAATACTTCCAGGGTTGGTATTAACGAACCTTCACCACAAACATCATTAGATGTCAATGGTGATGTAAGAGTGCAAAGTACTACAGACACATCCACAACTACACAGGGTTCCCTTATAGTTTCCGGTGGTATCGGGGTTGCTTCCAATATTCATTCTACAAATGTCTTTGTGGGTACTCATTTAGGTATTGGTACAAATGTAGCAACAGCTCCCCTTGAACTCGTAGTAACTGGTACAGGTGAAACAACAAATGGCATTTATCTCAAAAATGTAACAGGATCTGCACTTAACGATACCATTGTAAATCTTGAAGTCGCTAATGGTGGAGGTGATCCTTTTATCACCTGGAATTCTCAAAGTGGGAGTGCTTTTGCTATGGGTTTGGATAATAGCGAAGATCTACTTACCATATCAAACACTTCAAGTGATTTGGCAGTCAATGCAAGACTAAGAATGACAACGGAAGGTGAAGTGACACTCTCTAATGTTCAAAATTCCACTTCAAGTACAACGGGTGCTCTTATTGTTGGTGGCGGTTTGGGTGTGGGTGGTGAGATACATAGCGGTGCTATTAGCGCTGCGAAAGACCAAGATGTAACATCTTATATTGGGAAAAGTGCCTTGGGTGGAATATCCTATGGAGCAACATTTGCACACAAAGACATGAACACACAATATAGATACGCACTCAGACAGACTGCAGCTGGTCAAACGATTATAAATACAAAAGGAGATCAAAGTATTCAGTTTCGGATAGCTAACACTGAAAAAGCCAAACTTACAAGTGATGGCGATTTCGTTGTTGACA